ATGCAACGATCTCAGCTTGCACCAACCACCGCCCACGGATCTTTTGACCCAAAGTAGCAGCGGGAGTTAATCCAAAGTCCAAGCCAACATACAAAGGAGCGCCAGCAGCAATGGCTATCTCCTCCTTGGCAACATGAACATCCGCAGCAAACATAGGATATATTGGCTTTCCGTCCTGAATTGAGCCAAGCTTATTCATAACGTACACATCAATCCAGCTTTTTGTCTTACCCTGAATTAAATTGGGATAATAAGACTTCATCATGTGCTTTGTGTTTTCAGCTTCCTTGTTGGGCTTATAGCTATCAATCTCGCCCTCTTCGTTCTTAACCTCCACCATTCCAGCAGGTTGCGTAAAGAAGCGCCAGTTGTCTGGCTTAACCAACATCTTGGCTTGCTCTCGCGGTATGTGGTCAGGAATCGGAACCTCACCAGACATAATAGGCCACCAGTGATCTTCTTCAGGCGCGTTGGTATCAGCAATAACGCCAGTCCAACTAGGCCCACCATCACGCATAGAAGGGTATCGACCCACACGCATTGTACACGCATCAATAATTGACTTGGGTATTTCCCTAGCTTCGTTGATCCATATTCCAGTAAGCTCTAGTGATAAGAGTTTCTTAACGTCTTCAGGTCTATCTAATGCTAAGAAGATAACCTCAAGATCTATTTCACCTTTTTTAATGTGGTGCGTGTACGGGACCGACCATGTGAACTTTCCCCAGTCGTTTTCTGGGAACCAGTCAAGCCATGTTTTAATAGTCGTAGTTCGTAGCTGTGGGTTTGTATTTCGTATAATTGCCCATCGGGATTTTCGCTTTCCGTCTGGCGCTTTCTTCTGTTCCAAAGCCCTGCGAAAAACCTCGACACAACACCCAACACTCTTACCACTACCAACAGGCCCCCTTACGCCACGAAAAAAAGTATCATCCCGCATGAAAGACTTAAGATGCTCACCGTCAGGCTTGTACTTGAAATCAACCACTAACGCAGTCCTTGATCTACACCAGACCTAATCATCTTCTCAGCAGCTTCAGGACCAATGTTCTCAATCACATTGTCCAGCATTCTATCAGTTACAAAAGACTTTCCATGCTTCTGATCAAAATATTGAAAGTGAATATTCTTCACAATGCGACGAAGCATAGTAAGCTCTTCCTGCTTTAAAGTATTCGTAAAGCTCAAGTTCTGTACTTCCTTACCTTCCGAGCAATTGCTTTCGGTTGAGCCACAAATTGCTTACCCTTAGCCTTGCCCTTTCGTTTAGCTGCGGTTGTAGCTGCATATTCAGAATCACTAAGAGCAGCGATAGCCTTAGCAGGTAAGTAGCGCTCACCAGTCTCACTAGACTTCTTGCCAGACTTGGTGCGCCACTTCTGCTTGCCCCAATTTATTAATGACTTTTGAGGCGCTCTCATTAGTTGGTCTTGGGCTTATACAAAGAACGCTTGGAGTATTCTTGAGGCATCATCATTCTGCCACCAGCGCCGCCACTCATAGTTCTAGTCTTAATGCGCTTTGTTTTTGCCTCGCCTGTATTTCTGTCACGAGTTTGATTCTTGGGGTCACTTTCCATTTTTTCTTTTGAAATATCGTTCAAAAGAGTAGTGGCTTTTTTCTTAATAGCACGCTCATCGCTTGCTAGGTCTCTATTCGTAGCTCTCTGAGGCCCGTCATCACCTTGAATAACAACTTCTTTATTAGGGTTTTTCATTAAAGCATCAATGCTTTTCTTAGCAGAAATTATTGCTCGGCGAAGATATTTAATTTTGTCTTTTTCTTTTTTAAGGTTGCCGAAATCTTCATTAAATCTATCCATAAGATCCATTATTTATATCCTCCACCAGCAGCCTTATACCGCTTTGCTAAGAGTTGCGCTTTCCTCGCTGACCACTTGCCAGCAGCAGTGCCCTGAACATTAGCCGCCTTTATCCTATTAAACAAAGACTTCCGCATCTTGGGCTTAGTGTAATTACCCGCCTCATTTACCGCCACGGTTTCCATCCCTAATCATCTGACGCTCCATAGCAACAATGCGACGATACAACTTGTGCTCCCTAGCACCCATAACCTGTTGACCCCTGCGCTTCTCTTCAGCCTCATCCTGCATCCGATCCTCGCTCTTGTAAAGACTCTCAACCTTCCGCTTAAACTTCTTAAACAAAGTGTTGTTCTTCTTACGCTGAATCTCGTCAAACTCACTGTTCAACTTCTCATACTCAGCCTGAGTAAAATCACCCATTACTTCTTCTTTCCACTCGGCTTCTGCTTAGGAGGCCGACCAACCTTGCTACCGTAAGTTCCCTTACCTTTAGGCATTACTACTTCCCTTCTTAGCTTTGTTTCTTCGGCTTATCGCCCTTGCCTTTGCCTTTGCGTCCGACTTGCTGCTTGCTCCCCACGCCCTTAAGCTTAGAAGCAACCGAGTCGGCTTTCCCTTGCTGTCCCTCTCCGGTCCCGACATTCCCCCCATCCTTGCTAAGAAACTCGCCCTTCTTGGATTGTCCCCGCTCTTTACCGGAGCCCTTAACGTCCCGCCCTTGTAACTCGCGCGACCCTTCGCGTTTAACCCACCCTTCGGGTTCTTCCCCTCCTTGCGGGTCCAAGCCGGTGTGCTCATCCTTAATCCTTCTCCACTTAGCCATGATCTTAGAAACATCAGTCATATTCTACTCCTAGTACAAAAAAAATATATCCAGCAACGCACAAACCGAACAAAGCTGACAAGCTTTGGGCGGGAGCGCCAGCGAACCTGTAGGGAAAAAAATAAGAGTGAGGGATCACTAGCAAGTTACATTAGTCAAGTTTTCAACCCCCACCCCCTGCCAGCAACACTCTTGTACCATTTGCCAGCCCCTCTCTTAGCCAAGATCGATGCTTACCTTGATGTCACCAGCAATCTGAACCTGTGATCTATCTATAGGTTTATAGCCAGCACGATCCAGTAAATCCTTACTCGCTTCTAGCTGAACGTACTCAGATTTAGCTGTACGAGAGAGCCTAGCAACCGTTGCTAAAGCACCAGTAGCGCTAAGTCCAAACGTTTCCATCATCTTCCCCTGCATATACTGCTGCACATGGGGTAAAGCTAAAGCTCTGTGTCCACTTACTCTTCCGGACTCACCCTTAGCGTAACCGGCTGCTTCTGCTGCTTTCTGCACACTACACCCTTCTGTTACGAGTGTATCCACGAGAGCGCTTTGTTTTGCTGTTAGTTTACGTGTTGCTGGAGTGCTCATCACTTAGTCTTCCTATGTGTATCTTGGTGTATCACTTAGTGTGCTTCACTGTTGTATCACACTTGGTTGCTTCATAGATTTAAACAAATGAGGGGATTGTTACTGCTGGCTTCACCCCCCCTATAAATCCCCCCCACACTGCGCTGTTTGTCAATGGTGTGTCAAGTAGTGACGTTACGTAACTATCCAAATTACCTTACGTCACATCTATAATTACCAGTTGACGGGCAATCCCTGACGGGCCGCGCTGTCGTGAATCAAGCCCCTTCAGGTCTTGACCCTATCGGGCTTCCATCGCTATTGCTGCTCGCTTCGCTGCGCCAAAGAAGATAGATTGGGGTATAACCCCCCCTTAATCCCCCGAGGGGGAATATTGAACCAACGCCGAAGCTCGCGTCTGGTCACCACCGTCATGGATCACTGACTAACAGTTCGCAACAACGCTCGTTCCTCGGATATTGCGAACTGCAAGCCTCCGGTTATTCAGCGCTCCCTGTCGTTGTTGTCCAGCCCCTCACTTCGGGCCGGATCAATATGAAAACTAGATGAGAGCTTAGGAGAAAAACTCATGACTAAACTGATAAATGCAATTGTTGAAACATACACGAACACAACCGAGCTATATATTCGGACCAATAATTTAGACCGCTTTGCAGCTGCGGATGGATGGAAGCAGATTGATACTTTGCAATTCCACGCAGAGCGCAAGCTAAAGCGCGAGATCCAAGACCTTGAATTCTGGATTCCGCGGCAGTCGGACCGCGAGGCCAACGCTAAGCGCTGGGCGCAGAAATACCGCAGCCAGTACACGGGCGACGAAATCAGCACGACTAATCTTAAAAGCAGCGTAGCCCAATGGGAGGCCGAGGCATTTGGCTTGCGTGTTATGCGCGAGGATCTAGCCGCAGCACAGGCAGCCTACCTTGAGAT